GCATCTACCGCAGTCATGACCGCACGCCCGACCGTGGTTGTGTCGATAACCTGCGTTGACAAAAAGGCCAGGATGCTCATTCGATTTTAATTCCTGTTGTCCTGTCCCGTTGAATCGCCACAGCCCGCCGCAGGGCATTCATCTTCTCGCGAGCAGAGTGCGCCTCTTCTGCTGCCTTCAACCAATCAGAACTGAGAGGCTGAGGATGTGAGATCCTGCTGATCGCCTGACTGATCGAAATTCTGTGCCTGCACTGAAACAACGCCTCTCTCCGCTGATCCATCTGGACCAACAGCAGATCCAATTGACTGAAGGTTTCGTCCAGTGCGTCCTCCTGCAGATGACAGCCGTCTTGAAACGGTGGAGTTGGAGAACTGCTCGGAAGTGATGATGGCTCCGCTACGAAGTCGGACTGTGTCGAGTCTTGTGAGAAAAACGCGGCTGTCAACTTTCTGTCCCCTTGCTGCTAAAATCTGGTCACATACCTGAACAGAATGAAGTCCATACGCTGTCAGGACTGCTGGCGAAAGCCAGAGCAGGATCTTACTCAAATTCTGGCTTGACCGACAATTCCGATAACCATGGAAAAGGATCATGCCAAAAATAAAGCAGGTCCACGACACCATCGCCGCTCGGTGAAATTCGGTGGTCAGTTCCATACAAGACTCACTGCATATCCAAGAGTGATTGCTGCAATTCCCCATCCAGTCGTGTAAACGATCACCCAGAGATGGGGCCCCATGTAATGAACAATGGCCATCAAGACGTTTTTGTCAACGCTGCCCTGGAATCCGGGCATGTTGATGTCGATGCCATCATCTTTTTTCTCATTTTCATCCATCGCGTCCAGTCCGGCAAGGGGTGTTTGTCCTGCTGATACTATCAAACACCCAATTTCACGCAACAGATTATCTGGAAACCGCTACGTGGAACTCCCCACATGCTTCGGCTTTGGTGTACCTGTCCCACAGCCACTCGATCACTTTCCTTGCCAGCATCTTGAACACAAAACTCAACATGTAAGTGGCCAAAGGAGTCAGCATGGCCACAGCCGCTTCTCTGGATTCAGGTCGCTGATCGGACTCCCACACATCGGCGAACCTGTCCTGAATCGCCAGAATCCTCTGGCGTTTCTCTGTTCTTTTCTTGTCCCGCCGAACCTCTGCCGGCGTTGCTCGCTGATTGTCGGCAAGCAGAGAATGGCAGTCAAAAGCCACCGCCAGTTCGTTCTCGATGCTCATGTTAGCTCCAAAATCACTGTTGCCCACATGCCAACCTTGAACCGGATCTCCGATTCAGTCTGCACAATTTCTGTCACAACAGAATCAGGACCGGGAGTTCCGATCCTGATTCCACTCTGAAACGTCCATCGGATCGAATCGCCGTCAACGACAGGTTCCGGAAGCGCAATTGGAGGAGCCAAACAAACCGAGAAACCCGCGATTTCGACTTGTTCGCCTCTGAACAACAGGAACAGCAACTCGGCTGCTGCTTTGCCTGGAACCTGTTTGCGGACTTTGGCCAACGGCATCTGAGTCACCTTTCAGCAATCGAGACTTGAGAAAACCAATCGTTTGTGAGTTGTATCCTGTCATCCATGCCGAATTCCCCGGACGATCGGGATCGTCGTACCGGATCCTCGGATACAGATTAACATTCGGATCATCAACAAACTGCACATCGAAGCCTTCGAACTTACCAGCTTCCAAGTCGTCCTTGAGTTTCTGACAGGGAAGACATCCCGGGATTGTCGACACGTAAAGCGGAACCCCGGGATCTTTTACCTTCACCTCAATTGCAGGCTTTTCTTCCGGAACTGCTTTCTGAGATTCCACAGCAGACTGAATCTCCTGAGTCTTTGACTCGATGGCGTCGAGTTTCGCAAGAATGGCCGTCTGATTGTCCGCCTGTCGGATGATTGCGTCCATAACATCACGAGGCAGTGACGGGCCCTCCTTCGGAGTCGCTTCAACAGCAGCGCATCCACACACCAATAACAGCAGCAAAGATCTCATGCAACATTCCCTAAAATGTATCCGCCGCCAGTCACCCGGCGATCCTCGAAACGCTTCACCGGCTGATCCGGCATCAGCAGGTATGCTCCATAGGGCTGCCAGTCTCGATGCTCTTCATACGCTCGCTGGCTCATCAAATAGTATCCGTAACCGTGTGAATTCCACACGACAAGATACCATTTCCCATTGATCTTGTAGGCCCAAATGATCTCGGTGGCATGGCCACCGCCGCCGATTGGCTTTCGGTCCATCAAGTTCTTGCCATTCAGCGATTGCCAATTCACATTCCAGTTCGTGCCGATGTGTCCAGTACCACCGGCCGCGACAGCAATCAGCATTCCCTGAAAGTCCGGCATCTCACCATGCTCGGTAATGTTCGCTGTTTCGATCTTCGTTTGCTTCGCTCGCGTGGCAAACCGCGATGCCGATTTCTCGTAGCTCGAATAGGACCAAATTGACTCCATGGGAATTCCGGGAGCTACTCCGAGAGTTGTGATTCCCTTTGTCTGAATGATGACTCCGCTAGTCATCGTCGTGCCCTGATCCAGCCCAACGTACTTTGTTCCAGTTACGTACTCTGAGGCATTGTAAGCATACGTTTCAGAGAGTTTCGGCATCACTCCCGTGCAATACCACGTTCGCTTCTCAGCGCCGTTGGCCGCTGCATTCCCCTGGCAGTCCGATCTCTGCTGTCGTTCAATCTCCATGTGTGGGCATGGATCGTTCTTCGGATCGAGCAGTCGCTGTTCCCAATTTGGGAAGTCGCGAGCATCAATCGCTTTCACCAGCATGGTGCTGTTGACGTACTGAAATTCTTCCGTAGAAGGAATGATCAGGCCGGGGCGTTCACTCATTGACATAACCTCTGATAAACTTCGCTTGAGATTGAGCTGTCCACTTGTCGCCGCCAAAGGCTTCGTACTCCGTCTCAACCAGAGGCTGAAACGCCGCTTTCATTGCTGCGGCATTCGCTGAACCAAACCATTTCGAGGCATCAGACTCGGAAGTGATCTCGCCTCGCTCCAACCGCTCAGCAAGGCCTTTCTGAGCATCTCGCCAAGCAGACTCATACTTCCTGAACGCCGTTCCTGCAGCGTCGAGAGAAGATTGCTTGCGTGACGCCGGCGAATTGTCGATCGTCCCTGCGATGGCCAGCAGCAATCCGCCGATCAAAAGCAACGCGATAGGAGGTTTCAAGACTTCGCCCCTTCGGTCAAATACATCACAACAGCCTCTAAGGCTTCTGTCCGATTAGAACCCGCCTTCAGAATCTCCAGCGTTTGTTCTGCTGGAATTGCTTCGCAGACAGAGCAGATCTCTTTGACCCAATCTGCCTGCGAAGTTCCACCAGATGAAACAACGGACGACTGTTTCACCGGAATGAGTTTTCTAATTGCTCCCCAGGCAGACCACGCCGCTCCGGAAACAATCATCAGAACACCTGTGACCATCGTCCAGTTGATTTCAATGTTCATGCCTTCACCTTCTGAAACACACTCCAGCCAACGCCAATCACCGCCATCAATCCACCAACCAGCGGTTCGACGGTGGATGATTCCAAAATACCCTTGCTCACAAGAGCCCCTGCGGCAATCGTCAAAACATGCCGAACCAATGCGCCAAGAACTTTCTCGTTCATCTCAACTCTCCAGAAAAGAAAGGAAAACCCTGTCGGAGAGGGGCGTTCCAATCCTTTCGGACTGGCATCCCCGACAGGATTATGCTCCGCCATCGGGATCACCCGGAGGCGAAAGATATTTGACTGCAGCCGTGAATCCTACGCCACTGAACCAGGCGCCGATGAACTCAATCACCGTCAAATGGGGGCTCACAAGCACAGCCAACGGTATCGAAGCCCAGAAGGACACGCAGATCGGGCAATAAATGCCGTCACGGATCCATTCACTCTTCGTTTTCGCCCACACAAACTGACGAAGTCTGCTGCAGAGCCCAAATGGCCCGTGTAATTGCGAAACGGTAATGCTCACGCCGAACACGGCGAGCCAGAATACGAACAGCTCTGTAAGACTCATCGGAGACGCCCGCCTCGATAATCTCTTGCGTGAATAACTGATTTGCTGCGGTGACGATATGACGTTGCACCGGCCGAGGTGCCTGTACACACACGCAACTCGCAATACCTTCGGAGTGTATTCAGATGAATTGAATCCCAGCAAAACTTATTCAGAACATTTTCTGAATAAGACTCGATCTCCACTCCGGACATCATTTTGTGCTGTGGCTGCATCCAGATTGGATCTTCAGGCCCCGGAACTCCAATCGCCGGCATTCGCTTCAATGTCCGGACGAGTCTGCATTTGAATCCACTGTTCACCGATCGGCATTCCCGAATGCCCTCAGCATCGAACACGCAGCCTGCGTGGCTATTGACCCAGACGTTCTGTTCCCCCTCGGGTATCGACTCAACGATGCTCATCGTCTTCATAAGCCAGTCCGGACTGAGCGCCAGATCATCTGGCAGGTTTACTTCCACATACGGAGGCAGTCCCTTGGCGAACGAGATCCTGCGATGATCATGCCAGAGACATCCCGGAAGCCCCGAGGATTCAAACGCCGCAATTCTGGCCGTCCACCTGGGATCCATCGGACTCATTCGCAGAACCACCGAAACATCGTGTCCTCCCAGGTCCATCACGCGCAGGCTCGGGATTAGTGTTTCGTTGGTGATCGCCAACCGATACTTCGAACTGTCGACTTCGAAATACTCGCTCAAGATGAACAGCACGACTTTCACTGAATCCGGTCCCCTTGGTACTTATCGTCGAGCCCTGCATTGATTCTGGTCTGGCGACGAAGGCTCTGCGCCATCAGCTTTCGCTCCGTGGCTTTGCTGTGCTTGCTTCCATCACAGAACACTTCCGACCGACCACACCAGTTTACTTCAGGTGTCCCCAAATGCACGACATCAAACGGCATCAGGACTTTCGACGCCTCGGGCCGCCGGTCCTGAAACTCCCAGTCACCAGTGCCGCACCATCGCCAGCAGTCCAGGTATCTGGATCCACGGGGATCCTTGGCGTGGAACAGATGGAAGTATCCGCTCGGGCGCTCGGTGATTTTTCGATATCGCTTCCAGTGCTTCTCTGGTTCGATTTTCTTCTTCCAGTCCGGAACCTGCAATCTCCTCGCCTGATACAGATTCCCAACCTTTGGCCGAAACACAGGCCACTCCTGTGGCAGGAGAATGTCTGAATCCAGAATCAGACACCACTCATTTGCCGACAGATAGTCGAGTCCCTGATTGACAGCAGACCACTTATTGAAATACGCATTCCGCTGCTCAAATACTTTGGTCGTCAGGATCTCCGCGCCGTGCTGCTCTGCTACTGCAATCGTTGCTTCGTCTTCCGGATCCGTGACGACAAGGATCCTGCCGAGTGACTTCTGATTCCAAGGCAGCGTCACTGACAGGAAGTCGCTGAATTCAACGGAGACAATGACGGTGCAGAGGTTCTCAGGCATTTGCTGGCTTTTCCTTCCACGCAATCACATCGTCATATCTTCCAGTTTTCATCCTGAAATCTTCAATCTGCCAGCCTTGGCTCCGGAAGTAATCTACAGCCTGCTGATCCTGCAGGTCTTCAATGACGTAGATTCCGCCAGGGCGAAGAAACTGCCAGAGATTGTTTGCTCCGCTGACTTGGCATCCAATCTTGTGCGAACCATCATCAATAATGATATCCATTGGCTCAAGATTGGACAGCCTCTGGATTGCAGGCCAGAAGTCTGGAGTCACACAGAGAATTGTGTCCTGCCCAGGGATGGGTGACCTGTCCAGCACGAGAGCCTTGAGAGACGGCTTTGCCATCTTCCACGCTCGCATGCTGGCTCCTTTGAATCCACCAATTTCAAGCAATCTCTGCGGATTGACCTTTGCAAACAGAGAATCGTAAAACGCTCCGTAGTTGTGAATAGTAACCTTGTCGCTTCCGCACACGCCAAGGCAGTGAGCCGGAGAAAGAACGGGCTCTTTTGGCTTTGCGTGTTCTCGATAATCAGCAGAAGGTTCACCGCTTTCGGCAATGGAGTATGCCATCGCGCCAACATCAATCGGGATGTCAGACAAATCAATCTTGCGAACTAACCTTGGTCGATACTTTTGCAATGTGCTTGTCGCTGCGTCTCCATGACGAATCCAAATCCATCCCGGCTTATCGCTGACAACTTTTGTCTTCCATTCCTTATGGTATTTCCAATGTCCTGTCTGGTGCGGATCAGATGTTGATGACACAAGAGATACAAACTGGTTTCCGGGGTGCGTCAAAACATAAAAGGAATTTCTCCAGTAGACATATCCAGTCGGCCAAATGATTGCAAAATCACCTGAAAACGGAGCAGTCAAATTGACCATCTCAATGAATTTTTTTGCCAGACAGTCATCATCATCAACTCGACTGACAACTTTCCTGAATGACGGTAGTTCCCAATCTTCTCCGTAAAGTTTCCATGAATCCCTTTCAATGAATCGTGTCTCGCATCCAGTTTCCTGAAAAGCCGCCTTTCGTTCGTTTAATAACGGATCAGCCGGATTCACAACAACATGAACGATCGGCTGATGCGTCTGATATTTCAACGACGGAATGCAAGTGCTTCGAGAGATCTGCAGTCTTCTGCGAGACAATTCAGCGTCCGTATATGCAGACTGAATCAAGATGTAATGTGGCTGCATTTTTTTGCTTTCTTTTGTGCGTTTTTTCTGTGTTGAGTTTCGTGACTGAACTGTCGGTTCCCGACGTTCCGGTTCTTTGATTTTTGGCGCATCACAAAACTCGGTTAATTCATTCTCTCCGGGATCTGGCAAAATGCGTTTCAGGAACGCCTTCATTACCGGAGTCCATCCATCAGCAGTGTGATTCAGGATGAACGCTTTTTCTGTTTTTGCCTTGAGGGACTTTTGATTGTCGACTTTTGATGTTCTTGCAAAAAACGCTTCTGGTTGTTGTGGATGACTCTTGAAAGTATTTCCGTACAGAACTTCCCAGAGCATTGTTTTTCCAACCAAGTCAAACTCAGCAAACACCTGTTTCAACTGACTTTTATTGACGGTATGTGGAAGGTGAGTTGCGTAGTCATGAGTTGTTCTGCCCCGGCCCCTTAACTCTCGCATCGAATCGCTTTTCAGCTTCTGCCAAGTCGTATGCCTGTCTTCTCTCCACTGATAAGCGCGGGGTATATCCAAATCATCCCAGCACAGATTGCGGATCAAATAGATATCATCCATCATCCAGACAAACTCGTCGTCGATTTCTGGATGATTGGCCATCGTGTGAACCTTGGCCAGCATGTCCCTGAATCCCCGATATGGTTGCTCAGGGACACGCTGCTGCTCAATCATGTGCCCCGAGAACCACGGAGGCCTGTCACCAATGATTGTGCATTTCACTGGGCCATCGAAGAATCGCTCGACACTTCGGACGCTGTATCTGATTTCGTCGCCGCTTGCACCGGCGTGCCAGTACGGCCACACGAACTGCACTGCTGAACTGCTTTTTTTTTACAAATACCGCAACTGTTTGGGCGTGATGCTGAATTTGCTTTTGGAGCAGATTGCTGAGTCAGAGATTCAGATTGTTTGCTCATTGCAAACCGTTCGTAAAGCCCGTCGATTGCATCAACAGCACCTGACTTACATTTTTCCCAGTGTGGGAGCGCCACCTTTGCGTTTCTACGAGCACAAAACCCTGCCAAAAGGCATTCACATGAAGCTGTCATATTGATAACGTCGCCCCGTTAAGAGAACAGCCAAATAACTCACAACACTTCGAAAACGGAAAGCATGCTGATTCTGGCGGATGATTTCCAAACTTGCAGAACCATGCAATCCGCGAAAGATCAAAGATAGCAGAAAAGCCTGCACCTGTACCATACGGAGTCAGGCATGTGCAGGAATCAAACTCAAACTGCCGGAATCTTGTGTTGTCTGCAGGTATGACTTGTGGGATACACGCAATGGTGTTTGGCTTTTGAGCAGAGCCGGAATTCAGGGCGAGCTCACTATTAAGCATTTCCACAACTATTGATGACGTGCAGCACCCTTGAATTGAGGCATCAAACCCAAGGTAAAACTTCAATGGAATTGCGCAATCCAATGTCGTGCAAAACCCCGGAGGATCAAGCGGACCACCACCACCGACTTCAAGCTTCTGCTTTCCGGGCATTGAAATAGTAGAGATTGACTGGTAGCACTTGCATGGACCGCATTTTCCGTCCCGAAATCCTGTATTTCCACCAAACGGAGAAAACACTCCAGATGCCCCGTCAATCGCCGGGCAGTTTGGAGCGTCAATTACCCACGGAATGTCTTCCAATGTGCAGACACTGCCAATACACGAATACGGGAAGCACGCTCCAGTACACCCGCAGCAACACTCAAGAACGCCCTTGTTACTTGCCTGCTGTCCCATTGTGAGCCTCTAAAGTTCTCCGGGTGGTGTTCCGCCGCCAGTTCCGCCGCCAGGAGGAACATCACCGCTTCCGCTGCTTCCGCTCGACATGCTGCTGCTCTGATCGCAACTGTCTGAAGGTCCAATGCACTCTGTTCCCTCAACAATTACCGTCCGGCACATCACTCGCTTTACGTTTTCACCGTCGCAACATTCCCATTTCTCAATGGGGATTTTGACGAGCTGATATTCACCAGTTAAAATAGTCCAACTGTCTTCTGGCTGACATGAAGACCCCGAGCAACTGCTGGCATCGTAACTTTCAGACCCCGGAATGTGCCGATCTCCGGTAAACAGAACTGTTACCTGCCCGTTTTCCTTTAACGGGACGACTCTCTTGTCGTAGGCAGCAACAAAGACTCCTGTCCCTGTTAGTCCAGGGACGCAAGGCGTATCAACACCTTTGCGAGGCCTCAAAGGATCGAAGATCCCTCCTTCGCCGCACTTCAACAGAAAGTCTTCGTCTGTGCATCCCGGAAGCAATTTCGGAATGTCGCAAATTGAACACGGATCTCCCGGATCCGATTCACTGGTGGACCCGCTCAGCGATTCTTGCTCGACAGGAGGTTCAATCCCGAGTGAGTCCATCAGTTCGATCAAATACCAGCCAAAACCCAAACACTGAACCATGAGCCCGTGACGGATTTTCACTCCAGCGCCAGCGGACAATACCTCAAGCCGCTGATTGTCTTTATTGAACACAGCGTAGAAGAAATCACCCTCCATCTTGTTTTTTGCAGATGTCAGTTTGGCGATTGGATCCCACACCCGAAATGGCTCAAACACTGCCTCTTCTTCGTATTCTCCGTTTGTGCTGTTGAATCGCATCAAGCGACATTTTCCCGAAGGAATCTTGTCCAGTGCGAAGTAGTTATCAGTGTAGATGTTGTCTTTGAAATCTTCGACAGCAATGCACAATTGAGCCTGAGGCTTTTGGTGATTGGCTGATGAAGATCCAAAGTTGTCTCCGGCCATGGAACTCCCAGGGCCAACTGCTTCAGCGTTTCTGCTTCGCAGTGACTCACTGGTCATGCTGTTTAATCTGCCGGCAGTGATTGCGTCACCGGCAGACCATTTCTGTGGCTTCATTTTATGTGTCCGAGAAAATGCTGCCAAAATCCTTACGGATATAGAGTGGCTGAGTTCCTGTCCCGAGTTTCACTTCAACTTCCTGCCAAACAGGAAAGTTCAGGCTGTCAGTGAATCTGTCACAAAACAGGTGATTCCATCCAACGTATTCTGGATCGCCGCCAGCAAACACCCTTTTCTGCTTGAACTGCAGTCGCAGAGTGGTTGTGTTCATTTTGCGAAAAGCAGTTGTCCTGAACTGCTTTTCTTCTGTCCAGTCGACAAACAATAGCGTGTCTCTCTGGAAGGTGCAGTCATCGTTGACAGATGTGCAATCTTCTTCTTCCGCTGCAACGCACAAGCATTCAGATAGAATTGAGAACTCTTCATCGTTGACTGTGCCTCGAAGATCTGTCAGTCGCTTTTCAATCTGGCACAGTTTGGAGACTGGAACATTATGCCAATCCACTATGATGTCACGCTTGGGGATAATTATCGTCGCGTAGGAGTCACCCTTCAAAGCCCGGTCGCCTGTCGTAATATTTTTCCATTGCAGAGTTCTGTTTGGGACAGTGTACATCTCATACCCGGCACTTTTGTCCACGGAAAGAGCTGTCTCAGGCATGATTGAAACTGAGATCTCATCGGTTTCCGATGTGGGCCCCGTGCAATGCCAAGGCGGCTCCTCGTAATTGATCTGCACTGAAGACACGCATTCGCAAGCCGTGTCTTCTTCGATCTGAGGTGGATCCATCGATTCTTCGTCGTAAACAAACGACAGACTGTAATTCTTCTCCATCTGCAGCGGAGACTCCGGATCCTTGATGCAGGTCACAATATTGTTTCCCTGCTCCGGAGTCATATACTCAGTGTTGAAGTTCCCCGTGGAAACCTGAGTGATTGAAAATGATGTCGCAACAAGATTCAATTGCCGATACGGAGGACATACTTCTGAATACAAGTCAGTCGGATATCTGGCCGGCAACTGTGGTTGGCTAAACAGTCCGTTGCCGTAATACTTGCCGATCTGTCGAAGAGCGAACTCCTCCGCATAATTGCATGGTACAAGAAAGATACGGCTCGCCGTCACCTTGCCGCCACTGTACTGCGGCAACTGCGGCGATGGAGAGGCAATCACGTTGAACGTGTAACTCGAACACATGCGTGTCATTGGGCAGCCCTTGCTTTTGTGTCTTGTTGTTTGATTGCGTCTTTGATGCCATTCTGTCCTTCCTTCAGCGTCGGCAGGACTTTCTGCAGTGCCTGCTCAATCCCAACGCGGACAGCCTCTGTCATCGCAGCACCATTTAAGATTTCTCCGGCAGCGGGTGCGTATGTCCCTGCCTCTCTGACCGCAGCATTCACGCCAGCAAATGAAGTCATGAAGTCTATTGGCGCAAAGCCCTGGGTGAAACTGATCCCCCGCTGCCGGATAGCAAACCCTGCTGGATCCGTAAACTGAGTCTGCAGGTTTTCCCGGGTTGCGTTCAATCTGGCGATCTCAAAATTCAGTCCGGTAATCTCGCCGGTTAATTCTGAGATCGCATCTGTGTTGTCTTTCACAGAGTTCGATTCAATGCTGAGCACACTTTCCTGAAGTCCCGTCGACAACGACTCCAGCGTCGTCTGACGTGATCTGCGTGCCTGATTCTCGCCGTTCTTCTCTCGCAACTGGCCGAGCTTTTCCTCGGCGTCTTTCAGTTTCTCTGCAAGAGTCTTTTGCTGCTCAAGAATTCGGTTCTCCGAAGCAAAGATTTCCTGCTGACGAAGAATCTCCTGAATCCCTGCCGGATCCTGACCCTGTTGGCGATAGAACTCGACTGTTTGGTCAATCAGTTCCGCGTAGACTTTCGAAATGTCTCGAACGTCCAAAAGGAACATGGATTGCTCGGTCGCTGATCCCTCGATCTGCTTTCGCAGCAAAGCCTGCTTGTCCGCCAGTTCGATTGTTTTGCTGACTGCGGCCTCGATGGCTGAATTCAGTTTTGCACCAACAGCACTTTCAACTTCCGCTGCAATTGCCGCAAGTGACTTAAATCGTTCTTGAGCTTTCTCCAAGCCAGCACTGAGTTTTTGTGCAAATTCAGGATCTTTTGATCCGCCACTGATGGAGATTGTTTTTACTTCTTCAGTAATCGTTCCAAGAACTCTTCTGATGTTTTCTAATTCAGCTTTATCAAAAATTCCGCTTTTAGCCTGAGTCTGAGCGTTATTGATACTGAAAGTTACGGCCTCAATACTTCTGACCAAAAACTCAAGAGAAGCCGCGCCCTGCTCATTAAAAAGCATGTTTTCCTCTTTTGCATATGCGGCAGCAGAGGCAAACTCTTCAATTTGCGGTTTGATTTGCTGAAGAATCGTGTCAAACTGCTGAAACATTTCCTCCTGACCAGCAGACTTCGACATTTCGGTTAATGAGTCAGAGATCTGTCTTGTTTTTTCATTGACTTCAGATTCCATTTCAGAAATCTTCTTGAGCACGTCTTCAACGCTGCCAAGATCAGATATTGATTTCGCAAATGATCGTTCGTCTGCCCGAATGCGAATATCAAAATCAGTCTTTTGAAATTCTGTCGTCAGTATCTGGCTGATATCTCTGATCTTCAAATCTACGTCATTGAGTGTTTGCAGCCACTCAATGGTTGGAACCAAAACCGTCACTGCCAATGCTGCACCTATCCCTGCAGTAAGTGGAAGAAGATCTGCAACCTTCTTCTCAGTCGTCCCAAAAGCATTCGCAATTTTGCTTTGAACCAAAGGAACCCGGGACAAATCGTTAATTAGAAACGATACGTTGTTGCTCGCCCCACGAACAGCCCCAGTGATCCCGTTAAGCTGATACCCGATCGCCGCATCTTCAAAGGCCTGTCCGAGCTGGTAGGCATTGTTGGCGAGGTTGTTGAAAGACTTGCCGCGAACCTGTTCGATCTCGCTAAGCCCAGCGCCGTATGCTTCCGCAGCTTCTTTTACGCCATTCATCGCTCCTTCATATCGCTGAAAAGATTCCGGAGTGCCGTCGATCTGCTTCTTAAATCGCTCCGCAGCAATTTCTGCTTCTCGAAAGTTTTTTACAAGCAAATAGATCTTCTCGCGATCCTCCCCTGACGCTGAACCAACAAGTTTCGGAGCTGTCAGCTCGATGCCGACTTTTTTGACCTTGATCTGGTCTTCGATTTCGGCAATTGATTTCCGAAGTTCCGCGACTGTTTTTTCTGTGTCGACGTTGACCTGCACATCAACTGAAGCCTTCACCTGAGACGAAGACAGCAGCCTCGATAAATCAAGGATCTTCTGCTCAATGGCCCCGAGCTTTGCATTCGTATCGGCAACATCGACTTCCGGAGTGATCTTGATCTGCCTCAAGTCGCCAGCAACTTTTTTGGCGTTGTAGATCACATCCTCGAAAGGTTTGGTCACACCTTTCTGGCCAATGTCCGTGAACTCCCTTTTCGTGTCTGTAGCAGCCTGCTGCAGTGTCCTGAGGCTTTCGGCTGCATCTCGAACACGGTCAGACAGTCCTGCCTGAACACCGCCAGTGCTCATGATTGCCTGAAGCTCGATGGCCACTCGCTCAGCAGCCAGTGCTGCCATCGTCAGTGCTTCTTCGTACTCACGGGCCGACTGAATTCCACCATCCAAGTTTTCCTTGGCTCTTGAAGCAGCCACTTCCAGTTTCTTGGCTTCCTCAGACAACTGCCCCGTCCGGGCAATGTCCTGTGCGGACGACAATGGGCGAGCCTGCCCCTGCAAAACACCAATCTCGATTTTGCGGTTTCTCAGTTCGTCCTGGGCGTAGGCAATGGCAAGGTTTACGCTCTCGATCGTGCCCTGCTTGTCTATCGTCAGCGGAACCCGGGACGAAAGAGCAGTCTTCACGTCGTCTGCAGCGGCAGAAACGAATTCCAGTGCTTCAGAGAACTGCCTGGCAGAGATCACTCCGCCATCCAACTGAGTCTTTGCCCGCGCAGCAGCCACCTCGAAACTCTTCATTTCATCCGAAACGGCAGCAACGGCAGCTTTCCCTTCCGGAGAAAGCAGGCCAGATGTCTGCATTTTAAGAGTCGATATGTCAATCTTCTTGAGCTTGATCTGGTCTTCAATTTCAGCGATTGACCTATCGATGGCCGCTTTCGTTTCGGCGTCGTCAATAGTGATGCCAAGCTGTATCTGAGATGCAACTCTCGACTGAGAAAGATTGGTGGTTAATCCACCAATACGGGATTGAATCGAGCCAATACGTGATTCAATATCAGCAAACGCCTCTTCATCTGCGTCAGCCGCAATTCGGATCTGCCTTAACTCCAGTGAAAGAGCAGAAGCCTCTCGAAGCGAAGCGTTGAACGGCTTCGCAAGATCTGATTGGCCAATCTCCTGCAGTTCCGCCTTTGTAAATCCCGTCAACTGCCTCAGCCTTTGCAGCTCATCCGATGCAGCCCTGATCTGTGCAGCCAACTCGCTTCGGCGGCCAGCGTCAGTGTCAGGCGGCTTTTGTCCGCCGCCTCGGGATCCAGCCCCCGCAACAGTCGCCATCTTCGCTGCAGTGATATCCGCAGTCGCCTGCAGTTTATTAAAAGCGATTCGTGTGCGATCAACAGTTTCGTCAACAGAGACATTGAAAGCCTTCAGCATTTCGGGATCTGGCTGGATGTTGACGAACACATCCATCAAGGAATCTGCGGATCCGCTAGACATAACACACTCCACCGATCGCCGTATAAGCTTCAATCAACGTCAAACCCATCGCCGATTCTAACGACAAGTGCGTAGTTCGGCACACAGATATTGCCAGCATTTTGTACCGGCATCCGGAGATCTCCTGCCCGTCAACGGCAAACGGATCCTCAATGTTCAGGGAGACGTTTTTTCCTGGCCCTGCGGTCCCGGATCGCTCTTCTCGCTCACGGGCGGGCCATCGGATTTTTTTAGGATTGCCTGCTGGTCAGACGCAAACAGCGCTGCCTTCAACGAAGCCTTCTCGTCGTCCGTCGCGTTCTGCCAGAGCGTTCTGGCATCCATGATCCCCTGACGCCAAGGCTCTTTGTTCTCAGCATCCGGATTCGTCAGGCGATTGATCGCCTGCTTCTTCTTGCCCGCCGGACTGCCGCGACGTATCGCCCGCCAGAGGTCAAAGTAGAACCCCTCCTCGGACGTGTCGAACTGCAGCTCCTCCTGAATCGAGACTGCAGACGAAAACTTGTAGCAGGTCTGCATGGCAATCTCAACGAATGCCGTGAAGTCCTGTGCCGATAGATTCTTCGGAACCTTCTGCAAAAGATCCCAAGGCCGCTCTCTGCGAGATTTGATGAAATCAATCTTCTCGCAGTAGTCGAGCAGCCTTTTGGGAGCAATCACAAGTTCAGTTCCGCCAACCTGAACTTTGATCATCGTCGCCTCAGTTCTCAGCAGTCAAAAAGAGTTTCGATAACTTCTGGAGTCTGTTGGTAATCATCCGGACCAACAACCCAAGAGACAACTTCAAACTGGTAACTGAAAAGCTGAGCCTGATTACCGCTGATGTTGTAGTTGATTGGAACCTGAGTGATGCGAATGTAGGCGTGCAAATAGTCATTGGTAAAAGCTGTTGCAACACAGTCTTCGCTGTCCCAGATGTTGTCGCAATCTTGTGCCCACACAATCTGGTAAACATTATTGACGTTCAACAACCCAGGACCAACCCCTTTGTGGCACGCAAGTTCAAGAGTTCCCGTCTGAGTCACAGTGCCGCATGCGCTGGTTTCCTTGCCCTTAGTAGAGCTTGTCACCAGCTTCGGGTTGTTTGACTGGAGCTGCACACTCACATTCGTAACGTGCGGAATCTTGTCAAAAGTCGTCGTGGAACCGGAAGTCACGCCAAGCAACACGCACGCCTTCGAGGAACAGCACAACTCGCCTGCAGAAAATGGCATCTCAACTCTCCAATCTTATGCCACCGGTACGGCAGCGGAATACTTACCAGTCAAAGTCACCGAAAACTGAACAGCGTTGTTCGCAATCAGCATTTGCCCAGGGACAACAGACCGGACACAAAAGCATCCGCAGTCACCAAGGGAAATGCAATTCCTCCCTAATACCCAGTCTTCAACAAGAGCCCTGAATTTATTGCAGTCTGAGATTTTGTCCACGGAAAAATACCCCGACAGCTTCACCTGCTGGATTTTTTCGCAGCCATCTGACGTTCGCAGGCCGGCAACAACCGAAGTCGTCACGACAGAATACGGAAAACAATCGTCCTTCCTTCGCAGGAAAGAGTAGTGATTGTCCCCGGGGATCGGAGTGCAGTCCAGCGTGCGAAGGCCAGCAACAAACGCATCTTCAATGCAGCACTCAGGCATCACATCGCCTCGCTAAAATCCGGTCAACAGACACCGAAGGGTTCGCCTCCAGAAACACTGCTTCAGCGTGCTCCGACGAATATGCTTCCACACGAACTACAGATCCAGCACCGTAAATCTTGAATACCATGATCGCCCTTTCAGAATGGAGTTGCCGACTGCCCGCCACGAGCCGCCAGATTCTCCTTCATTCGTTGTCGCAATTGAGAAACCAACTGCTTCTTGTATTGCCTGTACTCTTTCACCACCCACTCTCGCCGTGCGGAGTCCTGACGGATGCTGTAGTACAGCAGGTAATTCTGATCTCTTTTGGTCACATGACCCTTGCGAAGAAATCCGATAGACCCATACATCGTGCTGATGTATGTGTAGAGAGATTCCTGCTGAACCGCAGAAAAAAACGGCGGGATATTGTTGACTGTCGTGTCCTGATTCACAGGACCAAACCCTCCCGGTTTCCATCCATTGTACGCATACGGGGTTCTGCCTGCGCGGCTATGCGGAGGAGCCTCTTGCCTGCCCAGTCTTTCCTTGTACTGCTCAGCCAGAAGTTCAGCGGCATGCTCACACAAGTCGCCAAGTTTCTCTTCAATCAGTAGTTTGATCCGCTCGCTGTGATCTTCAATTCTGACACTGACTATCATCGACTTTCTCCAGCGTCAGGGAATACGGCAGGAATGGTCCACTGTCGACAAACCGACTGATCCGATATGTCGTCCCATTGTGTCTCAGTCTGTGGCTGGGCTTCGGGTGAACACCAAACGGCCAGCCTGCAATCGTGGCAGAATACTCCACCACCATGCTGTCCGAATCGTTCTGGTACTGCTGAGTTCCACCAGATGTCAGAATGTTTCCTTTCAGTCGGCCAATATGCCGCATTTCCTCAGCCTCGCCGCAATCAGTGTCGCACGGGATCGCTTCGAAAACGTCGATCTTCCCGAGCAATGCGAAACACGTCTCGATGTTTCGTCCCCAAACGCGAGTCAGGCAAAATGACCTGATCTTTTCAACCTTGTAAACCATCCACTCCTGATCGTTCTCGTCGACAATCCGAGCCCCAATCCCCGACCCAACATCCTGCTCCAGCGACGAAAACTCGAAGATCCTGTCTGCAGGATTAACACCAGCATCTGCCCGAGCAGACTCAGAGGGGATTCCTTTCCCCCTGGCCTTCTCAAAAACAGTCTCCTGCCCGCAGTACCTGTGAGTCACCGTGATGTAGTCACAGAACGTCGTCAGCCAGTCCTGACAGGCACAGCTTTCCGGGCAGCACGAACTCATCGGTAATACCTCCGGTGCTTCCTCTGGCTATGTCGCGTCCTGCAACTGCTGCCAACACAGTCCACTGGCTTTGTGCAAGCAATATGGACGAACTCGTAAATCCCGCCCTCGTTCGTGTCGCCACACTTCTTGTCGGTCCACATCTGCCGATACACCGACAAGGCCTCTCGCTTTGCCATCAACTGCGACGTGTAATCAAACGAGATCCCGGACTCAACAACCTTGTGTCCTGCGCAGCCCGGATCAGTGGCCATCTCTTCAGCCAGGGAGCAGATCTTCGCTTCCAGTTCCGCACACGTCAGGCAGGACGCCATGGCTCAGCACTCCACAAGGGCTCGCGGCTTCTTCGTGACTTCTGAAATCTCAATCAGGAACGGGTATCGCTGCACCAGAGTGACTTCATCAATCGGCTTCAGTTCAGGCCATTCCAACTCTCGATCAACGTCGCATTCAGAAGCAAGGCAGTTCACAGACTTCCGATACACAGCCTTCGCCTGCTCAACAGTCAAAGGCTGCTTTACGCTCTTCACGACCTTCAAGGGACCGCCGGGCATCCGAATCAGCCAAATCTTCGATTTGCTGCTCAGCAACACAGACTCAGCCTGATCAACCTTTTCCAGATCATCATACCCACTTGACATTTTATTTCTTTCACGCCAAAAAAGAAAACGGCCATGCAAGGCATGGCCGTTCCTACTGACTTCATGTCTGTTCGTTTCCGATCAGCCGATTAGTCTGGTTCGAGCATCACGCCTGCATACTGGTTCGTGATATAAGCATACCCCTTGCTGACGCTGGTGTAAAGTGCGACAACTCTTCGCTGGCATTCTTCAGCACCAAGAGGACATCGGGTAACGGTTGGAGAGATCTGAGACACCCAACTGATGAACTCCGGAATACGCCCAGCCCACCACCACTGTTGAGCGTTAGACGCACTCACTCCGTACCGAAGTTTGATCCGATCAACAAACCGCTGATACGACATCAGGTCGAACGTCATGCCGTTGGCGACTTCCGCCGTCATGATGTACTTGCGATTTTCTCCACCAGAACAATCCGCGTCGTTCTCAATTGCCGATGCAAGCAGCAACGGACGAATTCTATCCGCGTTCTGCTTGCTGGTCAGCAAGGTAAGATTGTCGGTATCGATCTCGATCGGCCGGCCATGAACCATGTCACGATGATCGTAGAACATGTTCCGCAAAGACTGCAGGTCATTGCTGCACAGGAAATTATTATATGCCGCATTCACCCAAGGACCACCACTCGGAAATGAAGTTCCGGAAGCCGAGTAGTAGGTACTGTACGCCGTTCCAGATCGATTGAACGTCTGCAGATACCCAATGAACGTGTCAAGGATTTTGTTCTCCTTGTACTGATTGTGGGCGTCCGCGATCTTCGGAACCTGCTTCTGGATGAAACTGTTCGGGTCCCGGCACAACGCTTCACGGGTGAACGCCAACGAAAGACCGCTCATCCGACCCTTCGGGTGCTTCATGTAGTCTGTCGCAACGCCGAACAGCGGAGGCTTCTCCAGTTCTCCGATTTCCTGAACTTCAGGATCCGAAAACACGCCGTGATCTTCCGTGCTGTCTTCGCACTCGCCTTTGGTTTCCACCGGGACGACGGCAGACATCTTGTACTGCTCTTTGGGATTCTCCGCCAAGGCAGTCCGAATCACGCGAGGGATCATTTTGTTGAATGTCCCGCTGGTGATGACCGCTTCAATCGCGTCATCACCCATCCGCATGACTTTTCCCTTCATGTCGGGCCCAAAGTCGGATTCAAGAGCCGCCGTAAAGTCGATCTCTTTCCAGCCAATCTGCTTCGACTTCAGCGCCGCATCCAACTGCTCAAGAGCATTTTCGCCATGCTTCTTGATTTCCTTTACCAACCTCTGTGTCAAACCCTTGTCTGGCATCTTCCTACACTCCCAAGGCCTCTCGGCCGAAAAAACAGAAATCAAACCGAGAAGTCAATCACTCAGCAAATTCAACCATCGCCCGAGCCGTGGCGGTTGGACCGCTGCTGGCAATCGCACGGAAAACAATCAGATCCGAATTGCTGGTCATCTGGATCTTGTTGTTCACAAGAGCATTGCTCGAAGAATTCTTTCCGAACGTAAATCCCTGACCTTCCAACCAAGTCGACGGTTCAGCAGCTCCTGTGGCGTCAACAATCTCGTAGGACCGAGCGAATCCAGTACCCTGACGATACTTCCAGTACGGCATCGTCGGTTCCTGCTCAATGCAGGCATTCGCTTCGTACTCGCCGGCAGACACACCCTCGAAAACGAGCTTCGCGTTCTCCTGAGTCGTCGCCAGATTCGTGTCCCAAGCAACCGACGAGATCAGTACCGCCTCTTTCTCGCTGGTCATCAAGGCCTGCGAGGTCAGGAAGTCGCCGGGACAAATATCAACAGCAGGATCCGGCACGTTCATGTGACGAACTTCAATCACGCCGTTCCCGTAGTGACCCTGCTGGTACATGCAATCAAAACACTGCGGCATTTCTGCTCTCCATTCAAAAAACAAACCACAAAAACACAACAGAAACGTCACAGCGGACTATTTCCCCAGACCAAGACTCTCCAGTAGGCTGTACCCACCCTTTGCCGACCGACCGCCGGATCCAACACGAGGAGCAGGCTTCTCCTGTTCAGACTCTTCCGTCTGCGAATCACCTTCGCCGTCAAACTCCGAATCGTCCACGACCTTGAACAGCGGAGCGATCTTCGACATCACGCCCTTGAACTTCTCTCGCTGATCACCGGCCAACTGGCACGCACATTCAACAATCTCTTTCTGCAGGTCCTGAGCGATCGTCGTCTCCTTCAGGATCGCACCAAACGCCTCAGACACCTCGGCACGGTCTTTTCGTTCTGCAGCTTCCTTGCGGACTGCAGCAAGCTCTTCCAGAGCCTGCTTCAACTCACCACGAAGTGTTTCCGCTTCTTTGGCGTCCTGATTCGCCTTCTCATCAACCTTTGTCATATCCTCTTCCTCGAAAATACCCTCGGCTGTGCCGGGGCGAGTCACCACGTCAACCGAACGAATCTCTTCGAGAGACTCGACAACAACATCGCCGTCCGAATTGCGAGATCCAGACTTGATCACCCCGTTAATGCTCATGCCGAACGTCTTCGGTACGTTCTTCACGTCCCAGGCGAACTTTTTCGCCAGCGGATGTTCCGGATTGTATTTGATCGCCCCAAAGTACCCCTGTCCCGGGCGATACTCCACACTCTCAACAACCCCGAACGAGTCCCTGTACTGTCGAGTCGCAGCCGGATCCGCTGGATGATCCAGAAAAATCCTCGCACCAGTCAGTTTCTTTGGCGCAGTGTTACGGACCCCCTCTGTGTCATACGTTCGCCGGTTCTTCGACCGGAGGCCCAACAACTTGACGTTCTTCAACACGCCAGCTTCCGCTTCCGTGACATCAACCTGCTCAAACGCATCAACAGTGTAAATTCCGCTCATTTATTCGTTCCGCTTTTTGTTCCAGCCGGAGGATTTGCCGCTGTCGTCTGCGTTTCCTTCGGTTTCTTGTTTTTCCAGCAATTACACATGTCTGTCTCCTGTTTGTAATTGTAAACCCAATCTCACCAAAACCTTTTTTCAGGAATTACACGGTTTTCGTTGGATCGCCCTTCGATACGCCCTTTTCCTTCATCGGATCGCCTTTAGCATCCGGAGCAGGGCCTGTCACAGGAACCTTTGCAATCATCGGCGGAGAAATTTCCTCGTCCCTCTCAGATCTCACCTGCGGCTGAGACTGGTCGAACTCAAAACCCTCTTGAGCCATCAACTGCTTTCCGTCCAGCAGTGATCCCTCCCACAACTTGTACCCGATCTCAAAATCCTCCATCCGGTTGCGTGTCTGCACACGCGGAGGCTTCACCTCGACGTTCACCGACATCACATCATCAACCGACAGATCAAACGAGCCGCTCTGCGCCGCGTACATCAAGGCCTGATGAATTACCATCCGGTCCTCACGGACCATCTGGTCCTGACTCCTCCGCATCGCTTTGTGAAACGGGCCTTCACTTACCAGCGTGCTCGCAAAATTCCCTTCACTCACGTTCGCCGTCAGCATGAACTCCGGCAGCTTCATCCCGCTCGCACACGCCCGCAGTAACTGCACCAAAACCTCGATGTGGTTCGACTGCCCCGCTCCTGTCTCCGGAAACTCATACTTCACCGTGCTCGGGATCGTCACAACCGACGGCGCAGGAAACCCCATCTGCTCCGGCGTGCTGTCCTTCGAGCCACTCTGACTCGTCGCCAGAAAGCTCTTGACTGCATCCGGACCAACAGCCTGCGATATCGTCCGGATCGCGCCAAACGAAGCCTGGAACGAAGAAATCCGCATCAGATTGCTCAACAGCGTCTTCGACCACTTCAACTCCTGCCGGACGTTCCAAAAGAACGTCTTCCCTCTCGGATCCACCGACAAGACGTTCCGCCGCCGGCAATTCACCAGACACCGCAAATCCCGCGAATTCGCCGCCCAATTGGCAAGGCCTGTCGATTTTGTATTGTACCGCAGATCTCCAATCCACTGCCCCTTACCGCCGCCGTCTACAAAAAACGCCACCGTTAAATTGCGAATATCATTGGTTCGTCGGACGCCGAGATTGTCGATGTACGGTTTGTCCGATTCTTCGTCCTTGAAGAACAAACTGTTCGGGTCTTCGTCAAGGTCAGAGGGCTCAACGAACGACGTTCTTAGCATCCCATCCGGATCGTAGTAGAGCAGGTCAAGACACTCTCCGTGTTTATCCAACCGCAGTGAAACCTCGCCCTGCCGTGATGCCCAGTCGTTCTCGTTCAGCCACGACTTCAGGAACGTCTCAACACGGCCCACCGCTCCGCTCGACTCCATTCCCTGCTTCGGTTTCACCGAATACGAATGCCCCGTGTCGACCGTGTAAAACATCCGGTTCGCCGACGCATTGTCACCCCAGGGCGTCGAGGACAAACTCTCTCCAGTCGCCAACATCTCCCGGATATCGTCGATCGTGGCCTTCTCGAACGGATCCTCACCGCCCGGCACATCCCGATCGTCGATGTCCCCGCCACCGCCCATGCCGAGATCTTCGACGATCCCCTGCGCAGCCTTCGTCATCTGCACATAAAGCAGCTCCAACGCCGTCCCCAGCGAATGTTCCCTGCCGCCGTCAATAAAATTCGCCATCGTGATCATTCCCTTTCACCATCGCAACAGTCCGCTCACATCCGCAGGCTATCACGTCGACGGCAACCATCCAAAACGATTTATCAAATCTTCGTCCCCGTTGCTGCGACAGCCAAAGAACACTCCCGGGTAACTCAGATCCTCCCAGAAGCCAACAGCAATCACCCAACTCCGGACACGGATCATCTCCGTCACTAACTCATCAACAGTCGGCCTACAGGACTTACAAGATGGTCGCGGCATCACTTCTTCTCCCTCAGTCTCTCGTAATGATCATGCAAATACGTCGGCATCTGCTGACACATGTCCAAACTGTCCGGGCCGTCGTCGTGCTTCCCTTCCCCCGGAATTCCATCGAAATTCCGCAACTGACTCAATAGCAACGACGTGCCCGGATTGTCCATGAACCGAAACTCTCGCCTTTTCAACGGACCATCGAGCCTACGGATCCGCATCTCCTTCTTCAGCATGTCCTGCACAGGAATCAGGATGTTCCCGCTTCGCAAATACCGACTCAACGCATATTCCGGGTGGTCGGCCGCATACTGCATCACCAAATTGTGCATAATCTCCTGAAACGCCGTCGATTCCATCCCAATCAGGTCCCCCGAACGGATCCGATGGTGCGGCTGCTCACAAAACCGAAACAAATCTTCCACAATCTGTCCCGGAGGCCGTCGCGCCAGGTCAGCGTCCACGTATTTCAGCTCCCGCGTCTGCATCAAACAGCAAATCGACGAGTAGTCGCCCTTCTTCTCGTTCCGCCCCTTGCTCGGATCCACCGAAAACATCCGCACACTCTGCGTTACATGCTCCGGCATCGGCCAATCCTCAAACGGGATCGACACATCAACGAACAACTCCCTCGGCCACTCCACGTCCGTGTTGCTGCTCGCCAACCACGAGCCATGCAGAAACCTCTCTCGCTCCTGCGTCGGCAACTGGAGGAGACGCTGGCGATAGGCCGGGTCCTTCTCCATCAAATGCGTATTGTCCGTCAACTTCGACGGAATAAACGTGAAACTGTTGCTGCACTTCTCCCCCGTCTCGTCAAACTGAGGCTCCGAGTACCAGTTGAACCGGCCGTCCTCAACACGGAAATGCCGAATCACACCAGACTTGTCCGGATCGGGATACCCGTCACGGTCCAAATACCACTGAACCACCGGGAAAAGCCACGAATCCCTGTCCGGATTCGTCGACATCCGCAAAGTCGGACGAATTCCAGACTTCGAACGGCATCGACCCCACAAAAATAACACGTTCTTCTGCGAAAACTGGTTCGCCTCGTCAATTCCAATCGCATCAAACTGAGCGCCGAGATAACCCTCGATCTTCTTCACGTTCTGCAATGTGTTCAAACTGACTTTTGCTCCACACGGAAACCTGTGCTCGCTCGACGTGTGGTTGTACCGGGCCCCAAACTTCTCGTATATGTCCTTCGTGTTGTCAATCAACCCCCCAGGCTGACTCAACTGCGGAAAACTCTGCCTCCACAAACTCCCACGGAAGTCCCTATGAGCATGCGGACCCTGCGAATGCCTCAGCATGTCCAGAATCAATGCGTAAGACTTGCCGCCACCCGCCGAACCACCAAATAAACACCAGTCCGCAGGGCATGATAGCAATTTCCACTGGTTCACACTCACGTTAATCGACATAAAACTCCTGCCTGCATTCCTGTGCTGCGGGCGCGTCACCGCACGGGGCTCTCCATATCTCCGAGGCAGGAAGTCTCACTCTACCTACGCAGTCTCGTCAACCGATGTCACCGAATAAACCGTATCAGAAAGAGGCTGCGGAGCCGCACGCCATAAACTCGGAACAAAGCCAACGCCTGTCTCCTGACCAACGCGACTGAAACCCACAACATTCACCTTCGCAGATCCAGTCTTTGCCAGCAACTTCGCTACCAAAGACTCCGCGCCATCCTCTGTCACCTGATCCACTACAAACTGGACCCTAAATTCCATTCGCTTCATCTCATTCGCCCTTTCATAAAATGGCATCTTTCACAGCGTAGCAATTCCGTCGGAAAAATCTAGTAATTCTTGTTTTTTATTTTTTCTGGTGGTGAGTGGGTGGGTAAAGAGGCGGTTTCCACTTCGGTATATTTCGTGCGGGGTTTGTCAGAGCCACCGCAGGTCAGAGCCACCGCAGGTCAGAGCCACCGCAGGTCAGAGCCACCGCAGGTCAGAGCCACCGCAGGTCAGAGCCACCGCAGGTC